CTAAATTTTTTAAGTTATTTGCAAGACATAAAACTAAATGGATTAGATAGTTATGTGCTGTTTATTGGAAATGCTAGGATATGGGAAGAATTATATTTAAATAGTTTATATTTATTTTCTGATAGAGGAATAAGAGAAACAGTTTACACAGCTTTTTCAGAAACTGATATTGATAATTTATTTAATAAAAGCACTAAGCTAGGGGAACAATTAAATGCCTTTTATAGAACAGATATATTTAGCTTAGGAAATGCTGATAATGTAGTAAAAGAAATGACTATAGAGCATTATAATTCATTAGAGGAAAAATTTAAAGCAGGGTATGATAGATATGTTACAAGAGAACAAGAAAAGTCAACTATAGGAGCATGGTTTAATTCTACTTTTAGCTTAGATAATACTGATTTAGAAAATCTTACAACTATAGAAGAAATATTAGCAAATGTGGAAGCTACTAATGCAATACTTAATAATAGTAATGCAATAGTAGCTTTAACTATGTGTAAATCAAGCATGGACGCAGTTGTAGCAAGTTCAAATGCTATGGATTTATTAGGTCAATATATTTTAAGAGTTACAACAGAGTCACCAGTCATTAGAGCAATTTTAAAAAATAATGTGATTAGGGATGCGATTATAAATAGTGATGAAGCTATGACACAAATTTCAAGTAACGAAAACTCCGTAATGGAAATATTTAATGACTTAGAAGCTACAAAAGTATTAGTGCAAAACCAAAATAGCATAAATAAAATATTAACTAATAATGTTACTGTTGAAAAAATAATCCCTAATTTATTAGAAATGAAGTATAATTTACAAACTTCTTTAAATTATATAAATACAATAAAATCAAATATTGCTTCTGGTAAAGGTCAAATTATGGCAATAACTTATAATGAAGAAATATTCCCGATTTTAAAAAATGCAGTAAAAAATTATGATGGTATGGAAACCACACGTAATATATCACAACGAGATATTGAGGAAAAAATAAAAATTTCGGATGCAATTTTAGAAAGTTCAATCGCAATGGCAACTTTTGCAAATAATTCTATTATAGTAAATAAAGTTGGTGACCGAGTGGGAATTATAGAAAGTATTTTCAGTAAAACAGTGTCATTAAATGCTTTTATGAAAAGTACAACAGCTATAAATATTTTAGTAAATAAAACTACTGCTTTTACTAAGATAGCAAATAACTCTACTGCTTTCAATGCTATGCTCACTATTTCAGAAAATAACGTTACTATTGCAAATAATACAACAGCAATGGGCATAATTGCAAATAACGCACAAGCTATGTCGACAGTTGCAAATAACGATACGTCTATAAGTGTTTTTGTAAATAATACAACAGCAATGGGCATAATTGCAAATAGCTCAACGGCTATGACCAAAATAACACTTACAGGACTTGCACTTAACAGAATGGTTAAAAGTAATACAGCTAAAAGCATATTAATTAGCAAAAATTCAACTTTACAAACTTACAAAAATAATATACAGAACACAATACAAGGAAGTACTGCTTATTTTAGAACTATCACAGGCTTTGCGGATGCTGATAATAACCCACCGCAAACTATTAATAGTACTTATGTAGGCATAACTTATTGTTATGGATATAAAGGTAATAGTTATTATGGAATTGTGTATCATGGCTACAATACAAGTATAGAAGCAGGCAGAGGAAATGGCTATAAAGATGAAACCAAAAAGTTTATAACATTAGGCGGGGCTAGATATGACCAAAGCGGAGACGGTTATTTTACTTACGCAATGTATCAAGCAATTTAATGTTTATAAGTCATCTAAAAGATTAGATTAATAGTCTAATCTTTTTTTATATAAAAAATAAATAATCAAAATTAGGAGGAAAGTTATGGAAGAATTAATAACACAACTAAGTGGACTAGGAGCAGTAGGGATATTATGCGCTTTGCTGTTCAAAAACACTATGCAGGAGAAAAAAGAAGATAGAGATATGTATAAAAAAACAGTAGAAAATTTCATAGAACTATCTACACAGCAACAAGAGATAAATAAGAATATACTTGTTGAAATGGGAGCAATGAAAACGGACGTAGAAGAAATCAAAGAAGATGTAACAGACATAAAAGACATGTTACAGAAAGAAGGTCTTTAAATGAGAGTAGCACTAACAGCAGGGCATACGCTAACAGGAAAAGGAACAGGAGCAACAGGGTATATAAATGAAGGAACAGAAAATAGGATATTGATGGATTTGGTTGTTAAATGGCTTAAAAAGGGTGGGGCTACTGTGTATAGTGGTAAGGTAGATAAGTCTAATAACTACTTAGCAGAGCAATGTCAAATAGCCAATAAGCAAAATGTAGATGTAGCTGTACAAATACATTTTAACGCTGACCATACGACATTAAATGTCATGGGTACAGAGACGATATATAAAACTAATAATGGTAAGGTATATGCCGAAAGAGTCAACGAGAAACTAGCAACAATATTTAAAAATAGAGGCGCAAAATCGGACGCAAGAGGTCTTTACTGGCTTAGTCATACAAAAGCTCCAGCGATATTAATAGAAGTGTGTTTCGTAGATAGTAAAGCAGATACAGACTATTATATTAGACATAAAGACATAGTCGCTAAGTTAATAGCAGAAGGTATTTTAAATAAGACAATAGATAATAAAGAAAATAGTGAGGATAAGAAAATGTATAAACATACAATCGTTTATGATGGAGAAGTTGACAAAATCCCCGCAACTGTAGTTGGCTGGGGCTATAATGATGGTAAAATATTAATATGTGATATAAAAGATTATGTACCAGGTCAGACACAAAATCTTTATGTTGTTGGGGGTGGAGCATGTGAAAAGATTGGTTCTATGACTAAAGAAAAATTTACTATGATAAAGGGTAATGATAGGTTTGATACACTTTACAAGGCACTAGATTTTATTGATAGATAGATTAGAAGGTAGCAACTAGAGTTAGTTGTTACCTTCTTTTTTTTATGTCTACTTTTCTTTCTTCTTCCAAACAACTTCGTATCCTATCAGATTAGCAATAGTCAAGATTTCACTATACTTCATAGTCTCATTATTTATTTTTTGTCTTAAATTCTCTACTGTATTATTCTTATTATTATATTCATTCATTAAATTATTTAACTCATTCATGCTGATATTTTCTTTCACAAGAATACTTTTGATTTCATTTTTCCATGTCATTTTTTCACACCTCTCTTATTTATATAATAACATAAAAAAATTAAAAGTAAAAGAATAATCTATGTTAATCAAAGTTATATTTTTGGAAATCAAAGAAAAAACTTTGAAAAAGTGTTGACTTAGATATTCATATAGATTATAATATAATTAACAAATAAAACAAGGGGGTAAGCAAAGAATGAAAACTTTATTTAAAGAAGCACATAAAATAGCAAGAGAAATTAAAGAAAAATATAATGATGTAGATTATAAAGTACAATTTAGTCTTTGCTTATCCTTCTTAAATAAAAAGGGGGATATAAAAATGAAAGAATTAAAAGGGTCAGAAAAACAAATTATTTGGGCTAATGATATAAGAACAGACATTTTAAATTTAACTAACGAACTAGAAAAAAGTAAAATAGAAAGAATAAAAAATGAAGACTACAAAATCAAAGATATGAGTATAGAAGAAATGACAGAAAGATGTAAAAGAAAATTTGAAAGAATAAGAGAAGCAATAAGCAACATAGAGGATGCTAAGTTCTTTATAGATAATTTTAGAAATGTTTTAAAATATAATTCTTTAAATCAAAAAGCGTTTCAAATAAACCAGATTTTTCGAGAGTCTCAATTTACAGAAGAAATTGGAAATTTAAAATTTTTAAAAGGAGAAACTCAAGCGTCTCATAAACTTAGAAAAGTTGAAGGTAGTATAAGCTATGAAGAAGCTAAAAAAATAGCTAAAGAAATAAATTTTAATGATAATTGGTCTAATGAAATAAAAGAAAATGTACTTGAAATAGTTGAAATATTTGACGACGCAGTAAAACAAGCTACTAGCACAGAATATATAGAGAAAGCTAAAAAATACATAATAGAAACATTAATACAAAAAAATGCACAATTTTATAAAAATGGATTTGCAGACATTAAAAAGAAGCAGATTGAAAACTATAGAAAAATAGAAAGTGCTGAAAGAAAAATAGAAATTGCATACCAAATATTTAGAGATGGTGTAGAGTGTTAAAAATTTTGGATTGGTACAAATATAGTTCACCGTCGAATGCTATAATTTTAATATATAAAATAAATGGAGGATTGAAGTATGAATATAGATTTTAGTACAATATTAAATTTAAAAGTTAATAAAGAGAATGTTGAAATGATAGAAAAAGAGATTAATAAAATCAACAATGATATATTTGATATAAGTCTTAAAGATTGTGCAAACAGTCACGTGGGAATCGTTAAAGAAACAGTTGGAAAAAGTTTAAACATTGAAACGTGGGGGCATGGTGAAATTAACAGTAGCATAGGAATAAGATTGAGATTTAATTTTTATTATTCAAAAGGCGACAAAGTAGACATAGAAAATATAGAAAACATTTTAATATATGTAAATAGCTTATGCAGCAAAAATGTAGAAAGTGACCTTATAGCTAGTGTAAGACCTGGATTTTATAAATTAGAAGAGAAATATTCTACACGCGTTGAAAAATGCGAAATTAGACACGAATTTACAGGCATAAACAAACAAGAAATTAAAGAATTTTTAGAGTATCTTACAGAAATTGAAAAGAGCGAAAGAACTGTTATGTATAAAAACAACTAAAAAATGGAGGATATAAAAAATGAATAAACAAAAAGCTAGAAGATTTTTAAGAGTTATAGATATGAATATAGATAAAATAGAGGAAGAAGCTATAAAAGCTTTTAAAGAAAGTTGTTTAATCAAAGAGACTAATAATATAAAAATTTATATCGATATACAAGGAAAAGTTGAAGCGATAGCAGTTCAAACTTGGGCTAAACTTTTAGGTGATGACAAAGAAATTAATATTTTCACATTAAATCAAGCGCCAACTCATTTAAACGATATGCTTGGAGAAATTTGTTACGTAAACGATTATGAAGAATTTGAAAATTGGTGTGAAAATGAGTGGGAAAATTTGGATTGGGATAGTTATAAAAAATTCAATAAAGAAAATTTCGAAGAAATTGCTGAAAGAAATATAGACGATAGCACATCAGTTTTTTTAGAAGAATTACAAAAAGGCATTGAAAGTTGTAAACAAGAATTGCAAAATGTAATTGAAAATTAAGTAGAAGAGTATTATTATTAATGTATATAGTATCGCTTTTAAGATTAACTACGAGGGATTTAAAATATTTTTTAATTTATTTAGAAATAATATTGTAATAAGAATTTTAAGATTAACTATGAGGGATTTAAATGTCAATTTAATTTATATAGAAATAATATAATATCCAATTTTAGATTAACTATGCGGAAATAAAAACAGTGTATTCAATAAATACACTGTTTTTTAATGTTTAGTTATTATGATAACTTAATCCTTCGATTATAAATCCTACATTCGTTGTCATCTCTAATTCGTTACTTAACATTATTCCTTGTGTAAATTCATTGTCAGCTGGCAATGTTACTCTTTTTCTAGCAATTGCTTCTATAATTGTTTGAAATAGTTTAATTTTCATATCATTATCATGTTCAGCGAATCGTAGATAATTCGTTACTTCTTGCGAAAACTTATTCAACTCCGATTTAGTCATTTTTTCAGATAACTCTTTTCCAATTTGCAGATAAACATTCATCTTTTCCAACCCCTTTTTAGATTATAGTTAAAACATATTATTTAAACAATATTAATATATTGTAATAATAATATTAAAATATTACTTAAATATTATATATACAATATTTAAGTAATATCTAAACAATATAAATATAATATTATTTACTTTTTCTTAGTCTTATTTCTTCTATTTCTCTCATTGTATATATTTAAATTCTCTTCTTTTATAGTGACATCAGATAAAATTTTAGTTAGTATATCACTTAATAATTTGCTAACGTCGCTGTTCATATCAACAGAAAAAGATTTTAATTTGTTTACAAGTTCTTCATCAAGCGTTGCACTCATAGTTACCTTTTTACTTTTCTTATTAACTAGATTATATATGTTTAATGTCTTATTGTCTGTAGTTGTAGAATCATTTTGTACAATTGTTCCAGTTTTCAAAATCGGTTTTTCGTTATCGACTAAAAGGTCTCTGTTGAAACTTGGCATCTATAACACTCCCTTTCTTTTCAATTCTTCTAACATATTAGTAAATTCTTGTCTGCTGAAATGCTCTTTAGTTATTTTTGTATAATCTGTTAGAGATAGTTTTTTCAATAGTGCCTTCTCTATAAACTCGTTTTTTCTAATATATGTATCTAACATAATATCTCTCATATCGTTAAACCCTTCCAGATAAGAATCGAAAGTATCACTAATTTGAGTTTTCTTCTTCTCAAATCCAACTAAAACAGTACTTTTTATATTATCCTCCTTATCAAAATAGGTTCTATCAACATCCCAGAGTTGTTTAAATAATTCTGCTCCCCTTAAAGAAGAAATATTTTTATCTTGAATTAGAATAATTATACTATCTGCCAAGAAAAGTACATTTTTAGCTGTCAAATCGTAGCGTGGAGATAAATCACAGATAATATAATCATACTCACTCAAAGTATTAAAGTTTTGCATGTACCAGCGAGCTAAAAATTTCTCTCTGGCTGGTAAAGGGGATAGCTCTTGTTCAAATCTAGCCATTTGTATGTCAGAAGGAATTAAGTCTACATTAGTGTAATTTTTATTAGGCGACTTGACTATTGCATCATTAGCGCTAATCCCTTTTAAAATATCTAATGTAGTATTATCATTATGATTTATTTCATAAACATATTGTGTTAGATTTGCTTGTACATCTAAGTCCCATAAGAGTATTTTTTTATCTTTATCTTTTGCAAGTTCATACGCTGTCATTATAGACGTTGTTGTCTTATATATTCCTCCTTTTATGTTAAAGTACGTAAGTAGCTTTGTATTAGCCATTTTCTCCACCTCATTATTATATTTACAATATTATAATAATATCATAGTATTGTTTTTATAATATTGCAACAATATATTTATATTATTAATTAAAATATTTAAATAATATAAATACAATATTTAAATATTGCATTCATAATATTAATATATTATATTT